TACGCTACTTTTTTAGTTTTGTCAAGTTGTTTTAGTGCAGGAATACTACTCTAGTTAGAGGTTTATGTCAAGACTTGGACGGTGGTGCCAACTTATTTTCTTTTTTCAATTCCGCGTACACCGTTGCCAACGTGTCCCGGCCCAGATCGAACCCACGCTCATTGAGCCTCGCGAAAATCGCCCTATGGTTCTCGTCCGATGGATGGTAATCGGAATGGGCTTCAACGAAGGCTATGGCCTCGGCCTTGTATTCCTCTGCGGTCCGTTTCATACTTCGACCCCTAACAACTTCATTTTCTCACGCACTGCTTTCAGGTCAATGATTCTAGGTTGGTTCGGTGGCTCATACCTGCCAACCGAAGCATCCTGAGCGCGTTTCATCGCCCGGAGAACGTCTTTAGGAAGGCCTCCATCCTGCCATCGACACTGGCCGAACCATGTCATCAACCCACAGGCATACTCGGATGATCGGGTCCACTCGCAGTAGTCTTTCCACGCCCCCATGAGCATCCCCGGCGTCCTCTCAGCCGGTACCTTCTCCACCTCCATCAACCGCTCTACGGAGGTCTGTATCGCCCTTCTGGTACCCCACAGCGACGGGCATACGCGCAGTACGGCCATGATGGTCGTCACAGCCCTCTTGACCGGCGTAGGCTCTTCACAGCGCCTCACCCTGCGCTCTCTTGCCCCGGCGTAGCGTCGTTGCCTGCGCTCGGCCTTGCGCTGCGTCCGTAGCTCCCTCGCAGCCTGCAACGCGGCGTGTACCTCTGCATCCGGGGTTGGTCGTTCGGGTTCGATCCTCACAACCTCGGCAATGGCCTCACCACCCCCCGCTAGGGGGGTAGGGGGGAGTAGTTGTCTTTGTATGTTTTTATTCTCTGCTTTAAGTACTACCGGTGCATCCATGCACCCCCCCCGGTGCAGCAATGTCATTAGAAACTCAGGTGTTAGCTCCGGCAAAAAACAGGCGTTTGTGTGGTTGTATTTGCCGTTCTTTCGCTCCTGTGAGCGCACCAATCCCTTCGCCCGGATAGATCGAATATGACGGCGCACTGTATCCCGGTGAAGGTCTTGTTGCTCGGCAAGCTCCTGATGCGATGGGAAGCACAGCCGGGTGTGCTGGTGGGTCCGCTCTTGCAGAGCATGGTAGGTCCGCTCTTCCCCCGGCGTCAGGATGTCGGACAATTCCGCTGGCCGCTTGGTCCATGGGAGCCGCCCTAACCTATGCTGTCGCTTTACAGGCTGGTGAAAATCTGGCGAATGGGTGTTGCGTTTTTGTGGAGACGTAATTATACTGAGGGGCATGGTAGTGCTCCGGGCGGAGTGCCCATAAGTAGTGGCCCTAACGGTTTGGCAAAACCTTTAGAGCTAGGTTTAGAGATATAGCCGAGCCGGGAAACTGGTTCGGCTGTTTCTTTGGATTCGTGAACAATGAGCGCTGGCGGCGCTGTTAGGGGCTAACCTCACCCGACCAAAGTAAAGCTGCGTTGTTGAAGATAAACCCGAAGAGAAATTAAGTCCAATGAGTGACATAGCGCCTTTCCCTGATAAGGCTAGATGGGGGAGGTTCAGGGACTCCCCCAACCATGCGCCGATGATCAATCGGCGTTTTGCCTTTTCCCTTTATCGCCCTCGCGTTAAAGTGGATGGTTCAACTCTAACAAATTAAAGAGTTCAAGAGATACTTTAATGTTTGCAAGGTTGGTACATAGGGCCGGGGGTTGGGTTAGGCAACCCCCCGCAACCTATGAATGTTGATTAACCGTTGAGGGCGCGGTTGTGACAACTATACCATCACGTCCCGCTATCACTCTCATCCTCGTCATCCTCGTCATCCTCGTCGTCGTCATCAATCTCTTCCACTTCGTAGTCAGCCTGTTCACGAGCACTGTCTATGGCCTCGTCCTCGTCCGCTGCGTCAATCTCGAAAATCCCGCTGCATATTGTGACCTGAAATTTCGGCATTTCAGCACTCTTCCTTTCCGTCCTCCGGTCCATCCAACTCCAACTTCGTATTCACCAGCAGAGCATCGCCCAAAATGATGTCAAATTCACCATAAAGAAAAAGCTGCGTCGCCGCATAGTTCGGCATTTTGTTTTTGTTCTTGCCGTCCTCATCGATCACCAGCCATTTGCGGTCTTTGGTCCTCACAACCTCGATGTAGCCGCCTACGAGCGTCTGTAGCTCCACAAGGCTCCAGTGAACGCCGTTCGCTGGTTTCAGTTGTTCAGTCGTGCCGTCAGTCCTCAAAAATGTCGCCATTAATGCCCTTTCTCTTCTCCATCTAATTCGCTCTGTTTGACCATCGGACCCCAAAAGGATTCAAACTCTTCTTTGGTGAGTAGCCGGTTGCGGAAGTGCGGGGGCGGTATCTTGTCCGTGGGAACCGGATGGCCTGCCACTTCACCATGGGTATTGATCCCGATGCGCTTGGCTTCGAGTAGCGCCGTCACGAATCCATGGCCCATCACCACGCATCCTCCGTTCCACTTCCCCGGCTCGGCAAATGACAGATACCACCACCCCGGCAGAAGATTCTCAGACCTCTCTTCATGCACTAGCTTGCGTAGCCGCTCCCTCCACTCCAGATCGTTCATTGTCCACCTCCCTGCTCTCTTCGAGCGCCTTGATGCGGTTGGCTTCATCGACAAGGGTTTGAACCACCCACGAGTTGAAAGACAGACCGCTCTTGCGAGCCATCCGCTGTAGTTGAACTAGCTCGCGCTTCAGCAGGCGGATGCTGTAAGACTTGTACACTGTTCCGCGTGGTGCGCGAGGCGCGTTGATCCGTTGAATAATTCTTTTTGGCATAGTCACAGTTTATAGCATATTCTGTATCTATGTTGTCAGACATCATTATCGAGCAAACCGTCTCGTTCTCGGTGCCGTTGATTCCGCCATCGGTGAATCACTACACCCGGACGTGCTATTACAAGGGCAAGGATGGTGCAGCGCATCGCGGTAAGAAACTAACACCCGAAGCGCTCGCCTTCAAAACCGCAGTCGCGATCCTCGCCAGAGGCCGCACCGTCGCCCCACTCACCAACGCAGAGCGCCGCAAGGTCCGATATGAGGTGCGCGTAGACTTCTACCTCGGCAAAGGCCAGCGCCTCGACGCGGACAACATCGGTAAGCTGTGCTGTGACGCTTTGGAAGATGCCGGAGTCATCCACTCAGACGCCTACGTTGCCCCGTTCATCGCTACACCCCACAAGGACGAGCGCGACGATCCGCGCAACCCCCGAACCGAATTTCAAGTAACCCGATTGGAGCCACAATGATTGCAGCCATGGTGAACGACGCGAAAGCAGCGCGGTCGATTCTCGTAGTAGTCATCGAACCTACCAACCTCGAACGGATGCGACAGGCAGACCCCGTAACCCTCGAATCCCGGCCAGCCGGAGGCATCCTGTTGCCCCCGCTGTTCCCTATGAACTTCTCCGTGCTCATCGCCTACGAAGAGGACACCGAAAAGCTGCAAGAGATGGTCAAAGAAGATGGCTACAAGGCTTTGAAGTGGTTGGAACGCGGTCGCCGGTTCGATCCCGCTACAGACGGCACCAAAAACTCCTTCATCATCCACTCTGAGAAGGTGAAGGTGCCAGATGAAGAGAATTAGAGTTTTCTGGTCGCCTTTCAGTCATCGTTTTTACGCTAGCAGAGCCTATAAGGAAGTGAAGCCGGGAGTAGTCGAGATAACCGGCCAAAAGTTCGATGTGACGGACGACATAGCTGCTCAGGTCATCGAGAACAAAATCACATTCAGCAAAGAGGAATCCAATGAGCCTAGATAACATCGACGTCTTCTGCGTGGTGTGTGGGACGGTGGTGCCAGATGACCGTAAGCGTCGCCGTTCGATCACGTGCAGGGATTTATGCGCCAAACAGCGAAACGCCTACCTACGGGCCAAGGCTGAGTCTCGCAAATGTAAATATTGCAACCAACCCTCTACCCCGGAAGAGCGGAGGCTCTTCAAACAGTGGTATAAGTCCCTAAAACAACAAGCGAATCCGACAGAAAAGGTGATACAGTGAATCCGTCTCGGCCTAATCCCGAGCTAACGCCCCTGCCGTATGTCTACCGAGGCCTCACCCTCGTAGGCCGCAAGGGCCAGCCCTGCGAAGTCTTTAAGGGCCACAACCAAACCAGAGTCAAGATTCGCTTTGCGGACGGCACCACAGCCGAGGTGCCAAAGTACGTTGTCAGACAAAGACAGGGGGCAAAATGTTGCTCATCATCGTCATTCTGCTCGTCGCCTTCATCGTCACCCCACTCATCGACCTGATTACCGCCGACAGAATCAAATTCTTCCTAAAAGCCATCGTCTACGCGGTGGTTTTTTTGTGGGAATTTTACGTCATCCTCGTCGCGAAGGGCGCGATATAACCCGGAGGTGCGTCCATGGACTCAGCAGCGCGTGTACTCAGCAGCAAGGGTGACAAACTTCACATCCACGAGACCCACATCCGGGGCATCGCCGATGGCAAGTTTCTCGTGACCCATGACCTTCGCAATAAGCACGGTCATCCACCCATGGACGGCCAGCGCGACCGGCGCGAGCATAGCGTGGATAACGTCAAAGAGCTAGCTCAACACATTGCCGACAATCCGCCAGAGCCGCCAGACGGACCCCCACCCCCGGAGCCGCCAGACGACCAAGACGCCGGAGAGCAGGAATAACCTGCGATGCATTTCAACTGGCGCAAGCTACGCGATCCGCACCAAGAGCGAGCCGACAACAAAACATGGCGCTCGCACCTGACTGCGCTGGTGCTCGAAGACGAAGAGTGCAGGGAGGACGGTAGGCGCATCTGTAAGACGAACCTTCTGGCGCTCTGCTACGTGCTCGGCTACTGCCTCATCACGGACGACGTTCACCACGAAGCGCTCAACTACTTCCCCGAGATTGACAGCAATGCCACCGTGGAAGAGTTGAGCGTGGGTGTAAAGCGCAGACGCTCGCTGATGTATCCCCGCAACACCTACAAATCGACCATGGACATCGCGAACGTGGTCCGGCTCATCCTCAACTACTACCTCACCATCGCAATCCTCATCCTGTCCGGGTCCAAAGAACTAGCCTTCGCCTTCGTGGATCAAGTGGCCAGCTTCTTTGTGCGATCCGGCAACCGGCCAGTGACACTATTCCAAGCTCTCTTCCCTGAGCTATGCATCACCCGACAAAAAAACTCCGGCGAGTTCACTGCGGCCCTGCGTCAGAACGAGCCGCAGATAATCGAGCCGCTGGTGTGGGGCAACTCCATCGACTCAGCCACAACCGGATGGCACCCGGATGTGTTGATTCTCGATGACGTGAACAACAACAGAAATTCGAACAGCTTCTCCGCTCGCGTCCGCGTCACCAAGGCCTATAAACTCAGCCGCAAAATCCTCAAGCCTACCGGTATCGAAATGCTCATCGGTACGCCCTACGGACCCGGCGACCTGTTCAACGATCAACTGCTAACCGCTCGCCCCGGCTCTTATGACCGGGTATTCAAACCGGCTATGAAACTGCTCTCCGGCGAACGCTTGGACCCCAACGGGTTCCCTGCCGAGGATGAGGTAGAGCTTCTGTTTCCGACGATCCTGAGCTACGAATTTTTGAGAGAAGAGTACGAGGCCGACTATGCCAGTTTTCAGAGCCAATACATGCTTGACAGTTATGGTGCATCGGAGATTGTGTTCGGCGAACGCGAGACGCTGGGGGCGATGGTGGACGAAACCGACATACCGCTGGAAGGTGAAACCTTTATGTCGCTTAGGTTACCGTGTCGTTCGCAGAGGTGGGAGAAGGTTTCGGGGGCTGTAGGCCTCATGCATCGAAACCGCATGTACATCGTGGACATCGTACAGGGCCACTACAAGCCCTCGGTGATGGCCCGGATGATCCATGACCTCGCTCGCAAGCACGGACTCCACAGAGTAGCCATAGAGGACTCTCCCGGCGCTCGCATCTTCCAGCCCTCCATCGACAACTACTCGCTTTCAACCGGCTGGCCTATCCGCATCGACTGGACCGAGTTCACCGAAGACGAAGGCGAGCGCGACATCCGCATCCGATCCATGGAAGCGCTGATTGCAACGTCGCGACTCCTGTTCTCTTCCGGCGTGAAGACGAAGCCACTGATGACCGGCTTCGTAGAGTACGGCATGACGCCAGAGACAGGCCTTCCCGATGTCATCTCGCGGCTTGCCGATAACCTGCCTGTCAGCATCGCTAACGAAGAGCAAGACTCAGAGGATGCGTGGGAGATGTTGCGCCAGCGCGACCACTTCAATATGGTCTATGGGCGCGGCCCCTACGCCCCACCAGAGCCGGAGCCGGAGGAGGTGGAAGCTCCCGAACCATGGATCGAAGATCAAAAGATTGGAGAACACGGCCTCGAAATCCTGATACCCGGATTGGAGTATTGACAATGGCTTGGTGCTGGGACTGCATGGACGAAGTGCCCTACGAACACATACGCCGAGATGAGGACCGAGGCGCGGGAACCGGATATTGTAAGGAGGTTCAGCATGGCGACCAAAAAGAAGTGGATACAATCAGCAGTAAAAAAAATGAAAAAGCGTGGCACCCTCGGCAGCTTCGGCAAAGCCACCAAAAAGAAGATTGCAGCCGCGAAAAAGAAGGGCGGCAAGGCAGCTAAAAAAGCCATCTTCGCGCAAAATGTAGCTAGGGCTGCACGGAAGAAAAGACGCAGCAAGCGATGAGGACAGCGATGGCAATTGACAGGGTTGTGTGTGCAAACATGGAGTCGCCGCTCGACAGGACGATAAACCTTGCGCTAGAGAGCCTTTCCAACCAAACGGAAATCGACCTCAGAGGTGAGCACAGCATCCTCTTGTTTCGCAATTGGCTGACCAACCTACTCAGGACTTACGATAAGCTCGCGCTGCAATGTATCACAGTCAAAGGGGGAATCCATGGCAGCATCGAAAGGGAAGTACCCGCACATGCCGAAGCATCGGACGCCGAGTCCGGGGAGAGCCATCGAGCAAACACAGGACAAGGCGCTCCCTCGGCGGAAGCGGACAGCTAACGGAAAGAGGAAATAACGATGTATCAACAGAGGCCAATGTGGCCATGAAACGAAGGCCAACGCAGTACAACGATGGACCTACCGCCGAGCGGATGAGACAAGCCACCCGGCCACCGGAGGATACAAAAATGGCTCACACGAAGATCACCCGAGGCCACGTAGATCGTCGCCCCGTCGCCGCCGCCAGCAAGGGCATACAGGGCGGAAAGATGCCCAACCGTTCGAAGACCGTCAGCGGAGCTATCAGCGGTGACAAGCTCGAAACTCACGGCGTCCAGCCGAACAAACGGAGCAAGATCAAAGGCTACCCGCGCTAGCCCTGTTCTCGGTACGGTCTCCAGATCGAAATATCTAGGACCGTACCGAGTAGAAAGGCTCTCCAGCGCGGCGGGATGATGCAGGCCCACCAGAGCCGCTTGTGAGTAGCCCAAGCCTCATCTTCGTTGGTATAGCGAAGTTGCAGTTGGTCATGCGGGTAGTGTTTCACCCGGTATGCCTCGTTCTTTTTGCGTCGCTCTTTTTGCTCCGATGTCTCGGCGCTCGGGTCCATCAAACTGCGGAGGCCTCGCCGCTGTTCTTCCCGGTCGCGTGGCGCGAACAACATGGTTTCGAAGATCACCGGCGCTCGCATCGCACCGAACCCGAAACTATGATCGAGACCGAGCCACACCGTAGACAGGCGCTCACCGTAAAGAGTTCGGTTCTGTTGGACGATGCGATACTTTTGCTCCTCATACAGCGCCGCCCACTTCAAACACGCAGGGCCAAGGGCATCATCAAAAATCGGCGTTCCGTCACGGCTATAGTAGCGAGGCCGGGAGGCTTCGAGAACGCTATCAGACAGCAGGCTATCGACTTCCATGGATGGAGCATACAGAAGATTTAAGCGAAAGTCTGGCGAAGGTGGTTTGAAATCTATCTGCAACAGGTGTAGTTTAGGCCCATTCAACAGCGCTCATGGCTAGGCGCTTACGGTGTGCGCGGAAGCGATGGACTAACCCCATCCGAAACCCGCCGGAGTTTATCGGCGAGGGTATGTCATGGGTTCGTCAGCGCTCATTGCAGATGGTGTATGGAGTTCGCCGGTAGTTCCGCAGGATGTCACTGCAACCTCGGGCTTCGCACCCGACCCGAAATATACCGATCAAGCCGTTCTCTCCATCGTCGTACAGGACTACCAACGCGCTAGCGCTTGGCTCACAGATCGAATGTGGGTTCTCCATTGGAGAGAATCCGACACTCTCTATCAATCGCCACGTACACAAGCGACCTTCGAAGGCAGTAGCGTGGCGCGTTCCAACGTATCCCGATTCAACGTTGCCAAGCAGGTCAACTCACTCGCCCCGGCTATGACCGGGGCGGTTTTTTCGGATACGACGCCGTTTGAAATCCGGCCCCGGCCTAACGTCCATTCCAACTCAGCCCGAGCGTGGAAAGAACTTATATCCATCCTGCTCGACATGTGCGACTTCAAACCCGAGATGAGCTACGGGATTGAAGGAATGTGTAACCAAGGCTCCGTCATCTTCAAAGGCGGGTGGGAAGAGTTCACAGAGAACGTCACCACCTACGAGCGCAAGAGCGCACCCATCAAGCTCCCCATGCCCCTTGGCGGTCCACCTTCGCTCGTCTTTACGAAGGAGTCCGATGAGTTCAAAAAAGTCACAAAACAGGTAGTAAAAAAGCGCCCCACTTTCGAGAAGTGCGAACTTGGAACCGTCTACCCAAATCCGAAGTGGAACAAGCCTAATCAAATCTGGAAGGCCGGTTGGGTGGTGCAGGAGTTGTATCTCAACTACGATGACCTCACCAAGCTGCGGCAGAATCCAGACTATGACATCCCCGACGATGAAACGCTTCGGGGAATTTTTATGTTCGATGTTGAGCAGACGAAGAGTATCAGTCAGGCCACGCGCACCATGAGCGGCACCAATGCGGCCATCTTCCACGCAGCCCCGGAGGACCAAGTTGAGTGGTCCGAAGACCCATTAGAAAAGCCGATGCAGGTACTCGAATGGTGGAGCGAGGACACTGTGCGGGTGGTGCTGCAACAGAAGGTTGTCATCCGCAACGGCGCTCACACGCTCGGGTGCATCCCCTACTTCGAATCGAACTTCTGGAATATCGAAAATGCAGGCTGGGGCATGGGGGTGGGCCGCATCGCGGGAAGCGATCAGCGCATAGATCAGGGCATCACCAACGCGGCCTTGGACATCATCGCCTTCGCCGTCCAGCCCGAGACCATCGTTGCCAGAGGTGCCAACGTTCCCACGCAGGACTTGAGACGGAGGCTCGGCGGTATCCGGCTGGTGGATGGCAACGACGCGACCAAGGCGGTCATGCTGGTGCCCCAGCCTCAAGTACCCGCCGACGCATGGCGAGCGCTGCAAGTCTCAAACCAGACAGCCGACTCGACTACCGGAGCCGACCAAGCCATGATTCAAGGCTCGCTCCCCGGACGCGGCAGCAGCATCGCACGATCCGGCACCGGAGCCGCCGCGCTACAGGGTGCAGCGCAGGGCAGACTACAAGCGCCGGTTGAACGCATCATCGACGGCGTTCTCATACCCTTCCTCAATTTCGTTTGGTACAACGTGAAGCAACGTATGACGGTCGCAGAAATTCGCGCTCTGCTCGGGCAAACTCTGACGGAGGCGCTGATGGTGGACTTCTACGACTTTATGAACGCAGACCTTAAGTTTGACACGCTGGCCGGTACGCGGCTGGCGGCTCGCGGTCGCATGGCTCAGGCCCTCCCCTTCCTACTCGAAGTCTTCGGTAATCAGGCGCTCGTATCGCAGATGAGCAACATTGGCTGGAAGGTCAACGTGCTCGAACTTGCCAACATGGTCATGGATGTCAGCGAGTGGAAGAACAAACGAGACCTCATCGTTCCGATGACGGACCAAGAAAAAGCAACCATGGCACAGAACAACCCCGCTATGCAGCAAGCGCAGGCCGAGTCTCAACAGCTACAGCAAAAGCAACAGAACGCCGTGCAGTTGGAGGACATGAAGATTCAGGGACGCATCGCGGCGAACGCGGTTAAAACTCAACACGATCACATAGTAGAATCTCCGCTCGACCGGGCCTCTGCATTTGCCGAACGCACAGCGGACGAACGGACCATGCAGGGTAGCGGATTCTTCTCGCCGGTAGGGGGTGGATGATGCAAGACGTTATCCGCACAGAACGGCGATTCGGCGTAACCGGGAAGTTAACCCCGTCTCAAGTTCGTAACCTGTTCGCGCTCAGAAACAGCGAAACCTGGCCGGATTTATTGGACGTGATGGAGCAGTGCTGCATCGAAGTGGAAACCGTACTCATAAACACTGACGCCGACAAAGAGGCCGAGGTGCTGGCGAATCACAAGATGGCTAAAGCTGCGTGGATGATTTTCACCCACCTGCAAGAAAAACTGAATGATGTTGTTTCCTCCTACACGGCGAGTGTTGAAAAACCCTTATTCGTTCCACCGATCACAGCGGAAGAGATGGAGAGAGAGAACATTCTCAACCCCACCAACTACATGCCGCTCGCAGAAGTGGAAGACGGATTCGGCCCTTACTAGGAGAAGTGAATCATGCGAAAACTATGGTTGAACGACAAACAACCTGATGAAAACGGCGATTACATCCTTGTCATAGAGAACAGCGCCGGGCATCGCGTTTCTACCTTCAAAGGCAAGTCAATCGATGAAGTCACAGAGGCCTTGGCCGATGCACAGGTCCACGCCAACCGGCAACTCGGAAAGGTGCTGCGGCCCGACAGAGGACGCCAGCCCATGAACGTCCAGCCCCGCGAGATTACCTCGGCGGACCGGCTCCGCTACACAGCCGAGATTACGGACCCCAACCGCATCGTGGAAGTAGTCGATGAGATTGTGACGGCGAAACAAGGCGCGGCCCCGTCGATGGTGGGACAGAAGTTCGCCGAGTTCGACAAGGAAGCCGCCGACAACTTCTACCGGGAAGAGGCCGAGGCCTTCGTGAAGGATTACCCGGAATACTATCCAGTGCAGGAGAACAGCGAAAAGCTAATGAACGCTCTCCGCGCCAGTGGCTACGACCTCACACGCAACAATCTGGCCATCGTGTATACCAACCTTTTAGAGAACGGGCAGCTAATCCAGTACCCTAGAGTCGATGGTGGGAGTGAAGAGCCTCCAGCTACCCCCGTCGCGTTTGTACAGCCCCCGGCACCACCGTCCCAACCGGCCCCACGCAGCGTATCAACCGGCCTGCGTAACTCCGATGCCAACGGGAGCAAGCCAGCCCCCCGGCCCCGGACACCCTTGATTACAAGGGCAGACCTAGAACGAATGTCCCGAGCAGAGTATAACGAACGGCTACGCGATCCCGTCTTCAGACGGGCCGTTGACGCCCTAGCTTAAAGTGGCAAAATAACGCTCCCCTAATCGGAGCCACGAGACGCGGCCAAGACCCGCACGGAGCCTAATCCTCCAAACCTGATTGAACAAAATTCACCCGTCAGGGGGAAACTCCTATGCGTTCCGCATCGGTCGCCGCGTCTCGCGGCAGAGCGTTCTTTCACAGGTATATCGTTCCGGCGATAGAGTTCATCTGCGCCTTCGGTGGGCAGTTCTTCATCTACACCGGGAACGTTGGCAGAGTCCATGCCTACGGCGTGTTAGGGATTGGCGTATCACCGGCCTCAAACCTAACGACAAACCTCCCGCAGTCAACCATCACGTCCTACGATAAGGTGTTCATCGAGAACCTTAAGGGGAACACTCCTTGGGTTCGGCTCACCTCGCGCCGGATGCTCGATGAGAGCGCAGGTAACAAGCTCGCGCTGTTCATGTATCAGAACCTCGCAGCCCCTCCGCTGACGACCGCTCCAGAAGGCACGATCCAAACTGGATTGACTGTCAACGTGGTCCAGAACAGCGCCACGATGGGCCAGTATGCCGACTACATGAACATCTCCGATTACGCTCTTGGGACGGCCATCGACCCAACGTTGGAAGCCCTCGGCGTCCAGATGTCCTACAGGCTGGCACAGATAATCAACATGCTCATCCAGAATACAGCGGATGCAGCTTCGTTGGTTGATCCGCTGGTAAACGTGTTGTCGAAGGATGCAACCACCCCGCTAGAAGTGACAGACGTTACCGCCGCCGCGCAGTCGCTCGCTGGCGTCAACGCTCTGCCCTTGCAGGATGGCCGTTACTTCGGCGTCATGCATCCGTTCACGGCTGGCGACATCCTCACGGACAAAACCAACAACTCCATGGTGGATGTGCTCAAGCGTTCGGCTCAGGGCCAAGAGCAGTTGCGCGAGCTACCTGCCCCGGATGGCGACGCATTAACGGTTTTGGATTGGGGCGGAGTCACCTTCTTTCAATCCACCTTCGTCCACAAAACCCCGGACTATGACGGCGGCACCGGCACCGCACTACGAACCTATGTCGTAGGGCGTGACGGAATCATTGGCGTCAGCTTCGGCGCGAAGGATCACACCGAAATAGGTAACGGTGACTGGCGCAATTTGCAGGTCTGGATTCGCCGCTTGACAGAGCCAACGGGCTATGATCCGAGTAGAATGATTGGGGGGTTCGCGAGCTACAATGCCATGTACGTTTGCACCCTCCCACCGGACCCCGTCGCCCGTATCCGCTACATAGATGCTGTCTCTGCAATTGCCTGAAAACGGCGAGGCGGGGGAAGCATTTTCCCCCGCCGCTATAAGGCGGGATTATGCAGGCAAACCAGAGATCATCGCGGCCAATTGAAGGACAGACGAAGGCGAGGACTTGTGCGCTCGAATCTTTTCTATCATGGCAAAAAAATCTACAAGGGAGCGGTCGCTATTCATCCCGTTGCAGTCGCCGCAGCATGGAACGACGTTGCCCGGAATGTACCCCCGCGACGAATCAACCCTATCAAGCCCTGAGTAGCGAATCTCCATCTCCGGCACACAGCCTCGCTGATATTTTCCGTCGATTTTGTAGGTCACTCGGTATAGGCCAGAAGGCTCTTTCCCGCAGTAAATACAAGGCATCTGTGCCACAAGTTTCATCTGAGGGAGTGTGAGATGAAAATCCCATCCGCGCCGGTTCATTTTTGCGAAGAGTTCTCGCCACACCGTTTCGATACTGCGCTCCCGCGACTTACAGCCGCAGGATGGACTACGACCGCAACGCAATTCTCCGTAGGTGCGGATAGCTTCTTTGCTGCATTTACAGCGAACTTTACACGCTCGATGAATCTGAGTTTTGAAGCGCTTATAAAGATCGTTTTCAAGGACGATCCATCTGCCAAATTCCGTTCCGATAGGAATGAGTGGATTGGTTCTAAGTTTCAGGTGGCTATTGGTAGTCTTAGGACGGCGGTACACGCCTACCTGTTGCGACAGGTTTTTCATTTAGCCCTCCACGGCTAATTGGAATGTGTACCGCCTATTTTATTGCATCTTGCAAGGGAAAGGGAGAAACGAATCATGGCACCACCTAACGTCAAAGAACAGTTTGAAGCGCTGCAACTCGAAGAGATGCAGTTCAACGTTGGCAAGATGCGAAGCGCGGTCCTCATGCGAGCCAAACGCCGTGCGAGTATCGAACGATCGCTCAAGGCCGACATGGTACGCGAGACCTCGATTCAGGCCTCGTGCTGGCACAAAAAAGGCGGCAAGGGCGTGGACATGATTTATCGCGGAAGCGATGCCCTCTACGCCGTCATCAAACACATCTTCCCCACCGGCATCCTGAAGATTTTCTGTCAGCGCTGCGGAAGATGCTGGGAGCCACCGGACCCGGCACTTAACCAGCGCGGGGCAGGCGTCGAAAACCGCCGTCTCTATGCCCGTCAGTACAAGGAATATCAGGAAGCCGCCAACTTCCCGACCGATAACGAAACCTCCGGGTCACAGCTTTTCATGGTGACGCGAGGCGACGCGATCCAAACCCTTGAGGCGACCGTTTGAGGCAACCCAACCTGAGATGGCAACCGCAGAAAAAACCTCCGCAGAAAGGGAGAACGAACATGACGGCAGACACGGTAGACCAGAAACAGCACCCACAGGGAGGCACAACCAAGCCCTCCGAGAAGGACCAGCCCGAGAAGGACCGGGATGCCAAGGACCACGAACGGAAGGACTCCAAGGATAAGAAAAAGACCAAGGAAGAACCTTACGAAGAGGGTCCGCAGTATGAGGAAGGCGACCCGGCCAAGGGCAAGCTCGACCCCGAGGACCAAGCCACCATCATGCGGGGTGGGCAGACGATCCCGATTCGCGACCGGCGAGCCTACCTCATCGACCAAGCGGTTAAGAACGAATCGGCCAACGATGAAATCAACGCTCGCGAGGTTGAGGCTAACAAGCGCATCGCTGACACGATGGTTCAAGTTCTCGACCCGGACCGGATGCGCGATGAGTCGATGGAAAACTCGCTCGCTGAAATCGACATGCACACACAGGAGTATGCCGACAAAGCCCGAGCGCACAGGCAGGAAGTTCTACGGGCCAATGCCCTGCGCGGTCAGGGATTCACCCCGGAAGACCACTTCATAGCAGGCCCTCCAGCCGCGACGGAGACAGCATCCCACCGCGACGCAGCAAAGAAGTAGCTCCACCAGACCTAGAAGGTAGGAGCGTGAGCGATGGGAAACTCCAGCATCACATTGCAGATGGTGGTTGACAGCGCAGCCACCATCGGAGACCTAAATCCTGTTCTCGTGAATACGGGTGGGTTCTCATCCGAACCCGCCCTCACGATTGCCAACGATGTCGCCGCCGACATGTTCTCGCCGCGCTTTCCGTGGAAGTGGAACCGAATCAAGATTGCTCCCTTCCCCACGATCACCCGGCAGCAGGACTATGCGAGCCTCAATATCCACAACATCGGATGGCTCGAAAACGCCTACCGTATGGATGCCAACTCGACAGTCATCCCGCCGCTCACATGGCCTATCCGTGTAGTGCGCGATATACCTGTGATGGGCATAGCGGCAGGCTGGCCACAAATCCTGTGCTGGTTGCCAAACGACCAGCTTGAGCAATGGGCTTGGCCGGGTCCAAACGTCACCTACAAAAACCCGGTTGGACTCATCCCGCAGACGCCTTCAAACTCATCCATCAACATCACCGATGCCAACGGCAACATCCTCGTTCTGACGCAATGGGGAACCACCGGCACTACTCCCCCGATTGCACCCACAGAGCCGGACCCGGACAACCCTCCCGAAGATTGGAACGCGCCTTGGCCGATAGGCGCGGTCATCCAAGACGGCACCTGTCAGTGGACCGTAGCGCATCCCAAAGCGCAGGGGTTCCGGCTCGCACCACCACCACCCGACAGCAGCGGAAACACATGGCTCATCCGCGTCTTCGCGCAGTCACCCGGACCCTACTTCGAGACCCTACAGGACACGCTCGACCCGATCCCGAACGATGACGCGAAGTATTTCCGTCAAGGCTTCATCGCCTACGCCCACAAATACTCTGCGAATCAGGTTGTTAAAAACCGGCATTTACAGATGAAAGAAGAGTGGTTGAAAGACCTCGCCGGGAATCTCGCACAGGGCGCGAACGAAGAAGAATATTACGCGCAATATCCCGCCATCGGCATCCTTTCGCCGGAGTATTTTTCGGACCCCGGACCCGGAAACCCGTACTGGCGACAGTGGGGAGGCCGATAGATGCCAGCCACGCGCAACATCATGTCGAGCGCTCTCTTCTCTCTTCCCTTCCTCGGCTATCAGCCGGTCAATGTATCGAACGGTGAACCGGCTCTCACCGCCGCCAACATCACCAAGCAAACCATCCTCGGACCTCCGTTCAAGTGGGCATGGAACCGCTCAACTTTTCAGTTTGAAGCTGATGGCGACAGTCAAGACTATGACGTTGACCTTCCCACCTACGGCTTCGCGGAGAAGGTGTGGTTAACAGATTCGCTCGGCAACGTGATGGAGACCGTGGTGCGGCTATCGCTCGCCGCAGAGAGCCACGTCCAAAGACCGCAATCGGTATCGGTGCAGAACCTCGATGATGACGGTACGGTACGTTTCCGCTTGAACGCGATCCCCGATCAGAGCTACACCGCCGAAGGCTTCTATCAGCAAGCGCCTATTCTGATGACCTCGCTCGCGGCGAGTTGGGCACCCATCCCCGACTATCTTGGATACATTTATGACTGGGGTTTTCTTTCGGTTGTAGCGATGCTCACGAAAGACGCACGGTTCCCCATTTTCTCGCAAAAATTCACCTCGCATTTACTCGGCGCTCAGAGTGGTCTGACGGCCATGGAGCGCAACATCTTCCTCGGCAATTGGCTGGAAGTGATGGCCGCAGCGCAGACAACGCAGCTTGTCAACCAACAAGGCATCGCAGCGAGGCAGGTATGAGCGGGTTTGCTACAATAAAAGCCTCAGCATGGCTGCAACCATGCCGAGGGGTTGTACAGCTTTATAGGAGCAATCGTAGTAACGCGATTGCGACTAGTAACACGACTCTTCTATCGAGCCGGATTCGCAAGTCTACTTCCACAAAGCACCTCCTCGTAGTGAAATCAACCGGTAGTCCGAAGGGGCTATCGGTTGTTTTCGTCTCCCGACGAAAAATCGTCCCGGCGAGTACCGTCGATGACGTGCAGCCCTACGAGAAGGCCTCTCTAGTTTACATGGAGGGGCGCTGATGGCGAATGCACTCCAGATGGCAGGGGCGACCGGCGAGCCGAGTAACTTTGCGCCGCTCAACACTGACAGAATCTTCACCGGATTGTGGACCAACCGCAACCCGATGCGCGACGCCTCGACCTCGGCCAATGAAGAGAAATACTACGGCGCTCGACAGGACTCCATCCTCGGCGGATACAACAGCGAGATAAGCGCGAAGCTCACGTTGCGCCGACGCTTCGGCAACTCCGTCTACAACGAGCAGATTTTTCCGGCCATCAAACGCTTCTATGCGTTCAACACCTTCACCCTCACCGATGAGTCGATCCGCGTTCTAGCCGATACGCAATCGACGGTCTATGACGCGACAAGCAACTCGACCTCGCCTAACACAAAAAATGCCATCTGGCAAAAATCGGCCGGGGCGGGTCCGACTTACTTCCTCGGCGTGGGAAACAATCTCTACTTCACCAACGGCATAGACAACAAACAGTGGAACGTGCCGGGTACGTTGTGGGAACCTAACACGACCTTTTTTGTCGATGACAGAGTGCTCGATACTGACGGCAATGTGGAGACCTGTGCCGGGTTCGCGTGGGTTGTCATATACGCGATCATGGTCACGGCAGCGCCGGGGGGAAACATCGCAACACTCTCCCTCGCCGGTCCTCCGCAATTCCCTGTTGGCGATCCTGTCCGGGTCATCGGCAGCAGCATCCCCGGACTCAACGGAATCACCCTTCTCCAAGGCAATCAAACCGCCTCCCAAAATCAGCTTGTCATCTCCCCACTCCCGCCCAACGTTCCCCTCATGCCGAACACATCCATGCCGGTCTACTGCTATGTGGCCAGCGCTCGAAGCTCAGGGGGATTAAGCGGTCCGACAACACCGGCATGGGGGAATAAGGCCACTGGCGACAATCAGGTGCTATGGATCAACATTGGCCCTCAAGTCAACAACTGGGGCATCAACGCGCCTCTAGCGGCACCCACGATCACGCAGAGCGTGAGGCCTTCGACCTTTCAATCGTGGTTGGCAAACACGGCCTTTGGAGGGATATGGGATGGGGCGCTGATAATCAGCGACCCTGTAACCGGCACCCTACAGGATTGCTCGGTGCAGGGAAACACCGGAGCCGCAGCCCCGGCCTTTGACAATCGCCCCGGCTATGGTGTAGCGGACGGCTCAACTGCGTGGCGCTGCATCGGGCCTTTGGCGTGGCAGGCGAACCACGCTTACGCCTACGGCGATGCAGTGACAGGCACAGTCTCAGGCGGAACGGCCAACGTCTTCGCGCTCACCAACGAAGGCACCACAGGCAACAGCGCAGCGAGCCAACCGGGATGGATTGCAGGCGTGGGCAGCATCACCCATGACAGCGCCGATGGTTCGATGCAATGGACCAACGTGGGTGTGGTTCATGTGTGGACAGACCTCGGACCGGGAACCCTCTGCATCCCGTCCCAAATCACCGTCCTCGATTCAAGCGGCTATCTCCAGAACATCGCGCAAAGCGGAAAGACCGGAGCTACAGCGCCGACATGGAACACAAGCTCGGGAGGCCTCACCGTTGACAACACCGCAGTATGGGTGAATGTGGGCGCGTTCGCGGTTGCTTCGGATTTTCCAGCACAGTACGGCTATGCCTTTATGAACAGCGTGACAGGCGACATTTCTAATATGTCACCGGCAAGCGCACAAATTCTTTTGCTCGAAGGCAATCAGGTTGTCGTGCAGGGCCAAGGCTCCAGTGACCCACAGGTGGATACCATCGTTCTCTATCGGACCTTGCAGGACGGCTCGACGTTTTTACAGCTTGCAACTATCGCCGCTCCACCGGCAGGACAAACGTGGACCTTCATAGATACCACGCCGGACAGCGGACTCAACATCTCTTTGCAGGCACAGGTTAACGGAGAAGGTACACCGCTACCCCGAGGCGCGACCTGCATGGAGTATCACGTTGGCCGCAACTTCGTCGCCGTGGGCAACGTTGTCTATGTATCGAGTGGGCCAGATGCGGTTGTGAGTGGATCGAGCGGCAACTCGGGATTCGATACAACGTTCACCTGTCAATCGAAGATCACGCGATTTTGGGTTAACTCGCTCGGCATCGCCGTCTTCACCGTGCGCGACTCCTACATCATCCTCGGCTCGGCTACGAGCACAGACCCTCTCTATATGTTGAGGTGGATTGAAAACATTCCGCTGATGAACTACGACGCCTTCAGCGTCTTCCTCACCTCGGCCTATATGATGACCGGCAAAAAAATGGTGATGATGCTCGACCCGTCTGCGGGAATTGTCGAGACCTCGCAGCCCATCGCGGATTTAGTCGAGACCATGAACCCGCGTTCGTCCTATGTCACGTTCCACTCAGAATCGAGCGCCGAAAACGCTCTCTATATATCTGATGGGGCAACGATGTGGTATCGGCTCGCGGCAACATCCGCGCCGGAGACCGGTTCGAATTGGAGTACGCAGGCGCAAATCACCGGAGGTATGAGCGCCGTTCAATCGGTAGAGATTGAACCGGGCGAATATCGGATGCTGCTAGGTCCACCGGCCAGCGGAGGACCGATCCTGTTCCGCGACCTCGATTCGAACACGGACAACGGCACACCGTTCGAAGTGAGTACGCGATTCGGGTCCATCGTTGTAGCGCAGCCGGGGGAGCTTGCCGCGCTCGTGTGGATGACGCTCGAAGCCGAGGCCTATGGAACCGCCCCGGCTCTCTCGGTTCTGTTGAGCGAGTTCGAAGGCGAGTTTGAAGATGTGCCGCGCACCCGGCAAGACCCTCCCAACCTTCCCCCGAGTCAATCGCTCTACAGCAACCGACACTCATTCCTCCAAAACCAGATGCCGGTCTGGTGCCGACACTTCCAATTCACGATTGACTGGCCAGCCGAAGATGAACCCAACGAGCTACTAACCTTCACTATTTTTGGACAGACGTGGCAGGAGATGAGAAGTCAATGACGACAATCAATAAATCGGCGAGCGTCAACATGGCAGGCTGGCGACCTGTAGCCACGCCGGTCGCGGCCAAGCCGACCACAACGCCATCCTCGCCGCCCACCGATCCGCGCACCTTGCGCGATCCAAAAATGCTGGCCTCGATGCCACTGATGGCTACGTCATCGGATTCGCTGACGAGACAGTTCTATGGAGGGGCGAACGTACCAACCTTCCGCATCCTTCCCGTCAAGCGTGGAGGTGGATCGTGAGCCAGCTATTCTTTCGCTTCGATCAATACATCGTGCGGCGGGTGGAAGAGCGCGAACGAGCCTTCCTCGACAAGCTGACGAGCGAGGACGATCACCACCGCGAGAGCATGAACGCCGATTTTTTTCTCCAGCTTCTACCCGGCGAGGATGCATGGGCCGTGGAGGACGAACAAGGCAACGTTGTCCTCTACTTCAAGACGCAGGCCGCAGCCCGGATACACATGCAGTTTGTGGTAGAGGACAGAGAGCTAAATCGAGACCTTTTGACGAAGGGAATGGCGTGGCTCGAAGGCATGTTAATCCAGAACCATTTTCGGGAGATGCTGTTCGACACCAAGGGGCGGGAATTGAGGCTCATGGCAAAACGGAGACTTGGCTTTAAAGAGTCGCCGGAAGACCTCTCTAGGTCATTACCCGCCCCGAGGGGGGTGATGGGCTTGGTGGAGGCTTGGCACCACCGTCCAACAGGGGCAGAAAAGGAAGGGTGAGGCTTATGTGCGGGTCAACAGGACAGCAGCAGCAAATTTCGGACGCCCAGCAGCAGATGTACACCACCCTGACCAACAACTACAACACCGCCTTCGGGCAGGATCAGGCGATCACATCGGCGCTCACGGCACAGTTTCAACCCATCTTGGCAGCGGGTCCAAGTCAGACCGGATTTTCAACCGGCGAGAATACCTCGCTCAACACCTCGGCCTCTGAAAATATCGCGCAGAATTATGCCGCCGCACAGAAGGCCACCGCGCAGGTGCTCGCATCCCGAGGTGGTGGTAACACCCTGCTACCGTCGAGCGTCAATGCGAATCTGCTAGCGCAGAACACCAATGAAGCCGCCCAGCAGCGATCACAGGCACAGAACACCATCAATCAGGCCAACTACGCGCAGGGCTATCAGAATTGGCAGACCGCAGCCAACGTGCTCGGCCAGACCGCAAGCCTTATCAACCCGCTAGGCTATGCGTCGAGCGCGACCAACGCAGGCACAGCCGCAGCCACGACCGCAAACCAAATCGCGCAACAGAACAACTCCGTCTGGAACGCAGCTATAGGCGCACTCGGCTCGCTTGGTGGTGCAGCCGTCACCGGAGGCCTCAATATGCTAGGCGCAAACAGGACCACAACGCCGCAGATTGCGTCCTCAAATCCGCTCATTCAGGGCTATACGTCCCTGCAAAATCTACCCGCTCCGTTTATGCCGAGCAGCGCGGGAAGCATGGCCAGCGTCACGCCGACTTTTTGAGGTGAATTATGGGAGATGCAGAGGATGTACTATCAGGCGCGGACCCCACGCAGCCGACACCACCGCCCCCGGACAACTCGACCATCCCCACGCAGCCGACGCCAACGTATACACAGCCGACCGTGCAGGCACCACAGCAAGCCGGAACCGATCCCGTTTTGCAGGCCGCAGCCGTTCACCATTCGCGTATCGCCAACGCGATTAATGCAGTGGGCGACATCCTTGGCGGAAACAAGACGCTGCACCTCCAGCAGAATCCAGATGGCAGCGTGAGCGTCACACAGGTCGATGCGACGCCGGGACAGAAGTGGGGGCGCGTAGCGCAGGCCGCGCTCGCAGGTGCAGCCAAGGGCTTCGCCGTTGGACAAGGACCGGGAGGCGCACAGCGAGCCGCAGCCGCAGGCATACAGACCGGCATGGCGCTCCCACAGGCGCAACAGGATCAAACCCTAGCGCTCGCCGACCGCGAGAACGATCAAAACCGGCAGAAGCAACTATTCAATGCGAACATCGCTTATCTGAATCAACGCAACCTCCAGCAGTCATGGCAGCTTGGCGAGGATAAGAAGATGGCATCCGAGCATGACGAAGACAGGGATATGCAATTTAATTCCGCCGTCAAACAGCTACACATGATCGACGTTGGGCCAGCGACAGACGTAGAAGAGGCCGCGAAAACTTACAACACTAACACCGCCGTACAACAAGCCATGACCGGGCAGAGCGGCCAACTCGTTATCCACCATTCGGCGACCGGCCCACCTCACGCTTGGATTATTCCCGAAGATCAGATGTCGAAGCTAAACCCCGAAGATCAGAAAGGCTATCACTACAACCTCGACCCAACTACCAATGCGGTTACGAAAACCGCCTATGACATCGCGCCCAACACCGAAGACGGCCAGCACACAGCTTTCAGAATCGCGAACGAGAATAACGAACTACTCAACGCGATCAAGGTGGGGATACAAGGTAAAGCCGAGACAGCAAAAGCCAACGCCGTGAAGCCACCGAATTATGTATTAGGTGAGGATAAGCAAGGAAACCCAGCCTTCTACGATCCACGAAATCCTACCGCTGCACCGATCCCGGCAGGAGTGCAACGCAGCGGCACAGCCGCACGATCCGAGGCGCAGACAGGGAAACTTGAGGCCGCACAGGAGAAGCAACTAGGACCGGCTCGCGATGCCATGAACTTCGCGAACGACTATCTGAATCGTGGCGTCTATACCGGAGCATCGGACGAAGCTCTACAGGAAAAATTCTTCGAGCTAGCTAAACCGTCGAGTGGTTTCAAGATGACGAAGCCGCAACAGGACATGTTGCAAAATTCTCAGGATGCAATTAACTCAATCACGGCCAAGGCGCAACACGCCTTCACGCCTAACGCTCCATGGTTTAGCACCAAGCTGCGGCAGGACATCGTTAACACGATGCGAAGCCTCGCCGCATCGCATCCGGGCCTAACTATGGATCAAACCGGAAGAGTCTCGCTCAAGCCGATAACAGCGCAGACGCCAGCACAAACCGATTGGATCGATAACCCGACCGGAACGCAGGGACTACCAACGCCAGCGGCCTCACCGCGACCCGCCGCACAGCCCGAACCACCCGCACCACCCGCACCAACCGGCGCAACGCAGGTATTCAGGGATAAGACGACAGGCGCGGTAAGAGGGTGGGCAGTGAACGGCCAATATGTACCAGTAACCCCGAGGACACAATGACACCGGAGACTGTCCAAGGCGTACCCGATGACGTAGTAGGAAGCCCCATTCAAGGGGTGCCGTCTGACGTGGTTGGTTCACCGATCCAGCAGACGCCGCCGAGCGCAGCCTCGGTTCAAGGCGTACCCGATGACGTTGTAGGCTCGCCTATCCAACAGCCCACGCAACCGGCACAGCCCCCCGACAACTCCGGTATCCTTCCATCAATCAGCGATGCGATTCACGGCTATATACAGGGAGTGAGGCAGCGCGTAGGCGCAAGCCCGAGCGAGTTTGGCGCGAACGTTGTAGGCAGGCTCTCAGACCTAGCCGCTGGCGCGAATCGAAATGTCAGCCGAGCCGCGCTCACCATCGAACAGCTTGCCCGAGACATCGACGTGGCGCACGGCATCTATCCCAACGGCCACCCGCTCGACGCCGACATAGCCAACGCCAAAGCAACCATGGCGCGTGAAGCTGCGAAGCAATCGACCGATCCCACCAGACAGAGCAACGTTGACATAGGCGACGATGCTACGAACGTCCTGCAATATATGGGAGGCGAAGGCATCATAAAAGCTCTCCCGACGATGGACATGGTTTCAACGCTCGCGCCGATTCAGAAGGCGCTCAAGGCCGCGCCGAACGCAGCCAAGGTCATACGTCAACTGATAGAGCAAGGTGTGACCGGCACCGTGCAATCAACCACGCAGGGCGCGACCCCCGGCGAGGCAGTAGGCCAAGGCATCGCCTCGGGTGTATTGGGAGGCCTGTCCGAATTACCCGAGGCTCGCGTAGCGAGTCGAGCCGCAACCGCCGAAGAGCTAGCGCCGATTGAAAGGGAAGCGGAGGGTGTGCCGTACACCGTCCTCCGGTCCGAGGTGACAGGACCGCAGGGGCAGACGACCGCGACACCACTCCAGCGGGAGGCCGCGACCATTGGCGAAAGTTCGGCCACCAGAGCGGAGCGCCAGACAGCCTTCCCACAGGTGCAAACCAACCTTGCACAAAGAGGATTGGAAGCCGCGCTCAATACTTCGAACGATGCCTCTGTAGCAGACCTCCGCGCACGTCTCAGGGATACCGAAGACCCGGACCTAGAGCAGCGCTTGAGTCAGCAGCTACAGAACATTCGCGCCGGAGTTGGAGGCGAAGGTGGGCAAGTGCCATGGAGCTACCTTTCACCCGAAGGTAACCCGTTATCTCCCGGCGAGGCTCGCGCAACACTTCAAGGAATACGCGAACATTGGCTCTCACAGGATTGGTCGCCACAGGAAGAGCAGCAGATTCAGAACCGTTACAACGACCTCAAAGACCAAATCGACCGCTACGACACGAGCGGAGGCACCCAACCGGCAAGCCCGATTTACAACGTGGCCGACGCGGTTGCCAACACTACTAACTTTGCCGATGCTGCGAACCACATGCGTATCGTGGGCGACCGAGCCATTGCAGAGATGCCGCAGACCTTCCGCGACAACTATCAGAACCTCGCCGAGAACCGGGCCAAGCTGCAAGACGACTTCGACAGCAACGCCGGAGTGCCACGCCTACAGACTCCCATCATGCGCGAAATCGAGAAGGTCAACGACCGCATGAATGACATCCTTAACGATCCTCAAGTAGCCGACAGAATCTCCGGCGTCAAGGCAGAACAGGCGCTCACGGATAAGCGGCTATCGGATGCGTTTAGCGCGATCCACAACACCATGAGCAAGCACGTCAGCATCCCCACTGACACCGCCGCAGCGCTCAACATCCCGAGCGAAGCTACCAATCTCCCGAGCCTCGCCAACGACCTCCAAGCGATTAAAGACAAGTACGGTGACGTGCTGAACCCAGTCATCGGCGAAAACGGTCTAGATCACATCATGGAGCTAGGCCACTACATGCAGATGCCGGAGGGTAGAGACCGCGTTCAAAGCCTGTTAGGAAACATGGCCATGGTCCTACGCAGGCACTACATGGGGATGCGTGGCTTGGCGATGTATCCCGCGACCGCTGGCGCTGCGTATCTGGCGCACGTAGCTGGACACCTCGCTGGGGTGGGTACGGCTGGCGTGGTTGGACTCGCAGGCCTCGCCGGGGAAGCGCAGGCAGCGCGAACGCGATTCAGGCTCGCGACCGATCCCGTCTACGCCCGGATGATTCGAGACCGGCTGAGTGCGGAGCCTGCGTTCGCCAACCGCTTTTTGTTCGGCGCGAAGAATGTTCCCACCCGTCACGCAGCGCCTCTGCTCGCAGCTTCGATGCTCAACTGGATCAACGGGCCAAGACAGCCCATCCCACCAACCCCGACAGGAGATAACAACAATGCCACTGGCCGGTAACATCTATTCGAATTTGCGGCGATCCACGCAGAGCTACGATGAAGAGCTTGCTATCCCACAGGCCATGCTCGACCACTACAACTCCCTCCCCGTCCTCACGCGCAAACCCTCAGCCGAGACCGAGGAAGCCATCTACGTCAACTACGAGCGCAGCTACGCCGCCGCAGCCGGTCAACGCTGGCGCGATCAACAGAAGTTCATGGGCAAAGAGAACGAGAAACAGCGCCTCGTCAACATTCTTCACGCTCACGATGTCATGGGCAAACTACAGGCCATCGGAGTAGACGCCAGAATCGAGACGCAGAGCTATACGGTGTGGGAGCCGGATGACAAAACCGGACGCCTCACGATGACCAAACGAGACCTATCCGATGGGCGCTTGTGGCTTCACAGCGTAGCCGTGCGAGGCCGCGTGGGAGTGAGCGCATGGGTGTGGGACAAGCACACGTTAGAACGCAAGAGGAAGCAAATCACCACCCTCCAATATCCGGTTGGGCCGGAGTGGAGCTTGCTGTACTTTGATGAATTTGATGTGCCGATTCGCGAGCGCTACCGAGGATGGCGCACGGCGCTGATGATGCTGATACTCAACAACGTCCTCACCGAGCAAGAGGTAGACAAGGCCTTCGGGCCTGTGACCCTCGGGCCGGTCAGTGAACTTTATCGCAAGGCGATCCATAACCACAGAGAGCGGAGGTTTCTGGAATGAGCGAACTTTCACCAGAGGATTTTGCTCGCGCAGCCGAAGCGCTCGGATGTGACGTTGCGACCGTGCGAGCCGTGGCCGAGGTGGAAGCCACAGGCCGAGGATTTTTAGCCGATGGCAGGCCGCAGATTCTCTATGAGGCTCACATCTTCCATCGTCTGACCAAGGGCGAACATGCGACCAAGATGGACCGCAACGGCGTAGCGCTCTCATCTCCAAAGTGGAACCGAGCGCTCTACGGTAAAGCTGGCGCGGCACAGTACGACCGGCTGGACGATGCAGCGGAGCATGATTCAGATGCAGCCCACAAATCGGCATCGTGGGGAATGTTCCAAATCCTCGGAACCAACCACGCCGCAGCCGGACACGACGATATCCAGAGCTTCGTGGATGCCATGCGCTCAGGCGCGGGAGCGCACCTCGACGCCTTTGTTAGCTTTGTCAAAACCAACCGGCTCGACAGGGCACTCAGGGCGCATGATTGGAAGGCGTTCGCCAGAGGCTACAACGGACCCGGCTTCGCCGCAAATCAGTATGACACCAAGCTAGAAAATGCGTGGAAGAAATGGAGCAGTGTATGACCCATGACGCCTTTATCACCGACACACTGATAGATATTTTCGGAGCGGAGACGACCGTTATCCTCGTCTTCGTGCTGCGAAAGCTGTACCAGATTTACAAGGCGATGAAGGACAACAAAGCATGACGTATGAGAACTACATCAAGGCCAAGCTCGCAGACTTCGCCGTAGAGGAAGGCTACCGCTATGGTGGGACAGACTGCGCTCTTGCCGTGGCTCAGGTCATCGCCAACCGGGTAGAGGCAGGGTGGAACGGGGGAGACTGGCGCAAGGTCATTGCCGAGGCTCCATACGTGCGTGGCACCACCTACGAAAAGCCGTTCGAATACGACACCAGAGAAGCCGCCTTCCGCCAGATCATCAACCAAATTGACGACATCTATCACGGCATCGCGGACGGCTCGGGAATCGTTGGGATGCAGGACAACAAAGAAGTCTCGGCGCTCTACTATTGTGTGCTCCACAACGTCACAAGCGAGTGGTTCCGAGCGCATATTCTCGGCGACATCAAACACCACCCGCGCATCGCCACCGTGGGCCAGCTAACTTTTTTCGGGTGAGGTAGAAATATGGCCACTGCGCCGGACGTGAGCATATACGGAAAACTCGGCATGATAGGCATGTCAACGTCTGTTCCCTCGGCGTCCTTTCCTGAAATCGGAGGCCTCGACGTTGCTCTCTGCAACTATGGATCGATGACCCCCCGCGTAGGAGGCGAGGCAATCTTCGCACGAGTAAGCGTGTCGGCCAGCGTCGTAGTCGATTCCGAAGGCGACTTCAATGTATGGCTCTACAGCAATCAACTCATCGAACCAGCCGGAACCTACTACACCATCACCTTTCGCGACTCCAACGGGGATGCCGTACAGACCGAGGCCTACATCTTTTTACCCGGCGCTTGGAACTTGGCGAACATGCAGCCCTACGACCCCGGCCAGCAACCACCGCCCCTCCCACCGCTCATCATCCCGCAACTGGACATCGTTCCCTTCAATCCTGATGCGGTATTCGATGGGACCAACTTCACAGCCTTTCAAATGACGCTGACAGGCGATGCGCCGGGTCCATCTGTAAGCAACATCCTCCCCGGCAACCTCTACACCTTCATCATCCGACAGGACACAGTTGGCGGACACTTCTTCGCATGGCCTACCGGCGCTGCTCCGTCCGGCGTCAAAAACGGTTCACCCATCGACCAAACTCCCAACGCACTCACTGTGCAAACCTTCGTCGCCGACGATACGACCATGCTGTATGCCATCGGCCCCGCAACTTACTACTCGCTATGAGAAGACCTTTTCTATCCGTCCCATCTTCGCCGCCGCCGCTCTTCGATGCGCTGCACGTAATGACGTGGCGCGTCGATATGCAGACCAACGTGACTGGGGCGCGAGTCCGCAACGTCATCCCCGGCGTCCTCTATGTCTTCATCATCGTTCAGGATGCCGTAGGTGGGAAAAACTTCACATGGCCGTTCAACTGTCTGAATGGGATGCCGGTCAATAAGAAACCGAACGGTCGCACTGTGCAGTGCTTCATCGGACTACCGAACAACCTCATGGACGCCAACACACCAGCAGCCTACTTCTAGCAGGAGAAGAGCGATGCGATACGAGCCACCAAAAGAGCATGGAGGGTTAGGACTCGCGGAGATGATCGTCGCTTTTATCATCTGTCTGTTGGTAGTGGGGTATCTGTTTTCGCTATTCATCAAGGGGTGAACAATGAGCACAACGCCGACACTTGTAGGGCCGACCGCAACACAGCAAATCAACACCTCTCTCTATGTGGGTGAAGGCTATTTGCTGACGATGCAGAACGCCGTAGACTTCGCCGTAATCAACGGGGGCTACCACAGGATCGTGATTCCGACAGGCTACCCCGGAACCGATACGATAGCCTCGCTCGTGCGGGGCGCGTCAGCGGCCTACATCGCGGACGAGCGTTTCAGCAATACACAGTATTACGTGTGGGACGGAACCAAATATGCAGGCCCAACCATACAGCTAGACGGGTTACTGATTAACGATTGCGCTATAGACCTCAACGGTCACAGCCTCGTATTCGGCACAGGCCCGGAGGCTACCGAGATCGATCCATCCGGCAACCTATCAGCACCGACCCTGCAACTCTCAGGCGATGCCACGATTGGGGGCGACATCTCGGCAGATAATCTGCAACTCGCTGGCGACGCCACGATAGTAGGAGACGTATCGGCGAATGATGTTCTTGCAGCCGGTTCCCCGGTTCGCACCTTCGCCAATACACCGGACGCTCCCGCCGCACCAACCTATCCACCGGCGGGCATCGGCATCTCGACTGGTACAGCATGGGAGAACGTTTCAATCGATCCCGATACAGTGCCACTATTAGACAGCGAAGGAGTTTTAAACCTTCCCAACTCCGTCCAAATCGGTGATCCTAACTCGCAGCTTGCAGACTCGACGGTGTTGGTCCCGCGCATAGCGATGGCCGTTGCGGGTACAGAAGGGACGAAGTATCCGGGTCAGTTCACGTTCAACACTTCTAACCCAACGACAGCCTCACCGTTACAAACTCTCTCTCTCACCCATTACGCGCCGGACCTTGGCAACACCCCGGTAATTTTCACGATCAGCCGCGAGTCTGTCAGTATGCAGACGGCTACCTCATCCTCCATAACCAACCCGGCCAGCGGGTTAAGTATTGGGTGGAATCTAAAAACGGGGGATGGTGAAACCGACTTTTTCAATGCCAGTGGAGGCGGAGGAGGTGGATTTAGCTGGTACAACGGAGGACCGGAAGCCGTTTTCACGCCAGCATCGACGCCCGTTATGATGCTCAACAACGCAGCCAATTTAACGGTGCAAGGCAATCTTCAATCGAGCAGCGGCAACCTTATTCTGAATCCGGCTGGTGGAGGCGCGGGTGCCACCGTCCTAGCTGGGTCCGATGGGAACATGCACATCAATCCGGGGGGAGCCGCGATTCTGCAATGCTGGGATAGCGGAACGGGAACCATCTTCGGTAACGGTCATGCAGGAGGTGTTGCCAGCATCGACGCCGCTGGGAATTTCACGGCAAACGGAACCATTCATTGTGGCGACATTTTTTCATCCGGGGGGATAGACGTAACAGGTACAGGCGTCACCGCGAATATCTATGAACTTCCGAGCAGCGGTAATCTCGCCGGGGGAGGAAACAATATTCTCCTCAACGCAGGGCCATCCACCACCGGGCAGGTGCTACTGAATTGGAACAGCGGAGCGACCGGAGGGACAACATTCGGGAATGGGGGCAGTGTTCCAGTCGGCCATGTTGACGGAGGTGGGAACGCACAATTTTCAGGCCGTCTGGATGTTGCAAATTTAACAATTCTCCCAAGGTCCGGCGAAGCCGGATTTAATACACCGAACATCAACAGCGACGGGACGAGCCTCATTTTTAATGCATCAGGTATCTATCTCGGTTGGGATATACAGGGGACGACGTATTTCGGAAACGGCAGCGGGGCATCCGTCGCGTCGATAGATCAACATGGCGTTATCACCGGAACCGCCAAGAACTTTAAAATCCCTCACCCTTTAGACGACACGAAAGACCTCGTTCACTCCTGCGTGGAAGGCCCGGAGTTGGCAGTCTTCTACCGTGGCGAGGGACGGACACAGAACGGATTCACCATCATCACCCTGCCTGATTACTTTGAGGCGCTGACGCGGCCAGAGAAGCGCACCGTACAAATCACAGCGCTCTTCGAAGATGACGATGAATCGTTTGGCATGGTCGCAGCGGGGCGCGTGGCTGATGGCATGTTTCGCGTTCGATCCGACAACCCCTCGCAACGGTTCTACTGGGAGGTGAAGGCCGTCCGCGCCGATAAGGACGAGCTTGAGGTAGAGACGGAACGTATCGCGCCGCTCACGCCCGAAGCACTCACTGTCAACTCGACGGCGAAAAAGGGTGTAAAGTAGTCGCGTTACCTATTTACCGAATCTTTCTGGCACCCCGGAGACCACCAAGCTCCGGGGGCTTTTTTGTGGGTGTAGAATCGGCACACCTAATAGTTGAGACCTACAAGTATGGGAGCTACCCTCCGGCAGTCACCGGAGGGTTTTCTTGTGTCTAAAAGTGTCACCTGCTATCGCTGTGATACAGTATCAGGCATGAGCAAATCCACACCACTCCCAGTCAGATTTCCGAATGAGATTTACGACCGCATAGACGGCGATGCAAAGGCACTTCGCAGGTCAAAAGCGTCCATCATTCTTGAAATTGTCGAGAAGCACTACGAGAACGGCAAACCCACAGTCACCACAACCACTGTCAAAAAGAAAGCAGGGTCACGTTAATGCCACGCAGAGCGCGGACCGAATTAGAGAAGGCCACCTCCGAGATGAGCGAAAGGTTTATGAGCCACCCGGAACTTATGGGCGCTCTGCACACCATGGCCGCAAGGTATGAGGCGCTGCATCCCGAGGATGCGAAGTATGGACTCCACGCGATACGTGACACCATCGGCGTCCTTGTCGTGATGCGGATGGAGGCCACGGCGACCGAAATTGAAGAGCTAAAAAACAAGCTGTTGGCAGAGTTGGAAGAAGCCACGAAAGAGAAGGATAAGTTGAAGGCAGAGATTAACGCAGCTAGGAAAGAGGATCAGAATTGAAAATCGTTGGGATGTCAGTAGAGAACTTCCAGAAGATAAAAGTCTTTAACCTTGAACCAAAGGGCAACGTCATCAAGATCACCGGAGCCAACGCCTCGGGCAAGTCTTCGGTGTTGGATGCCATCATGCTCGCGCTGGCCGGGGCGCGTGGTGGACCGTCAGCGCCGGTACGCCGTGGCGCTGGCCGGGGCGTGGTGCGGCTCGACCTCGGTGACATCCGCGTGACGCGCATGTGGTCCGAAGGCTCGGACTCCAAAGGCGAGATGTGGATAGAGGCCGCAGATGGCAGACGCTACGGCACACCCCAGCGGATGCTCGATGAGCTTATGGGCCGAATCAGTTTCGATCCGCTCGCGTTCATCCGCATGGACGCCAAGCAACAGGCCGAAGAGCTACGCAACCTACTCGACCTCGATGACGTGTTGGCCGCGATCCGCGCCGACGAACAGAACGACTACAACACACGCCGCGAACAGACGAAGTTGCTCAAGACGCTCGAAGCCCAACGCGCCAACGTTCACGTACCCGAGAACCTGCCAGCAAAGAAGCGTGACCTCGATGCGATGACCGAAGAGCTAGCGCAGGTCGCGGAGTACAACGTAGCCATTGAACGCGAGCGGTTGAAGCGCGAGGGAGTGGAGCGCCAAAGAGCCGAGCTAGCGGCGCGAGTTGAAAGACGGCTCGAACGCATCGCGGACCTACGCAAAGAGATTGACGCGCTGCAAGCTGAGACCGAACAGGACATCACGCTGATAAACGAGACCATGGCCGTAACGAAGTCATGGAAGCCGCTCGCAGAGCCGAAGGACGCCGCAGCAATCAGCCAAGAGATTGCCGAGGCTCGCACCCTTAACGCAGCTATCGACCGGAGAGCGCAGGCCGAGCGCATGGACGAAGAGATAGACCTAGTAGCCAAGACAATCACGAAGCTGGACGCCGCGATTGAAGAGCTACGCTCGAAGGCCTCAAGCGTCATCGCAGAGGCGAAGTATCCCGTTGCAGGCCTCGGCTTTACCGATGATGGCGTGACGTTCAATGGGCTGGGGTTCGCGCAGGCCTCAAACGCCGAACAAATCAAGGTATCTATCGCGATGGGGATGGCGCTGAATCCGAAGTTGCGCGTCATGCGAATCAAGGATGGTAGCTTGCTTGACGATGACTCTATGGCAGTCGTAGAGGCCTTGGCGGTAGAGCACGACTTTCAGGTGTTCGTAGAGATTGTGGACGTGACTGGAAAGCTCGGCGTGTATCTTGTGGACGGTGAGATTGCCACGATTGACGGCGAAGTTCGCGCACCTCTGCAAGTCAAGAAATCGCTCGGGCCTGCACGTAAAAAGCCGGTACGAAAGGAGACGGTGTAAATGCCCAAAGTGACACCCGTAATGGACAACTACACGGCAGAACTAGTCACCTTGGGCGAGCGTCTACGCTATGCGCGGAATCAGGCGAAAGTCATACAAATAGACCTTGCTGCCCGTCTCGGAGTGAGTCAATCGGCAATTTCAAATTGGGAAGCAGGCCAGAACATCACCGTGCAAACCATCCTTGCTTACATGGGACAATTCGATGCTCCGGCATCGTGGTTATTCGCGGGGATGCCGCAGAAAGGGGCGGGACTAACAAAATGCAGGTAACGGAGCAATTCATCAAAGAGGTGATGCAACATGCCATGGAGAAGGCAAAAGAGCATCGAGAGAAAGCGGGATTCAAAGGCAGTTTTATGCCGCTCGCGATTGTCATAGGTCCACACGGCGAACAAGGGTTAGTGCCGACGCCCTACAAAAGCCGCGAAGAGAAAGACGCCATGATGAAGGTGCTGACGGTCGCAGCGCGTGAGGCCAGAGCCTTTGCGGTCGTCATCGTCAGCGACACGCGACAGGTGGACCTTAAGAAGTTCGCGAGCTATTTCAACATCCCACTCGACATGATGTCGAACTATCAGGAGTGCGAAAAAATTTATACCAAGATTCTCCATGAGCAATTCGGCGGTCAGATGCAGAACCTTCCGAAAGGCTTATTAGGGGATGCTCTGATAGTGGGGATCAAAGGACCGTTTGTGAGAGAGCATGTCATCTCTGCCATGTACCGCGAGAGCGTGGGCGATACCATCGTTTTCGATGAACCGCTGGAATACGAGACCAAGGTGATGATGCTTGACGACTGGTGGGATGCGCTGCCAGTCAACTAAGGAGACGCCATGCCGTTCCCACGAACACGCGAAGCATTGGAGGAAGCCGGATTCACACGCAAGGCCTACACGCGCTGCCAAGGATGCTCTGCACCCATGGAGTTTTGGAAGTCAAAAGCAGGGAAGACGCTGCCCATGGACCCGATGCCGAACCCGGATTCGAGAGCCGTCAGCCACTACGCTAGCTGCCCACAGGCCGAGCGATTCAGAAAGAAGAAACCATGATGACGATGCCCGAGATTATCAAGCTGGCGCTCGCAGATGGCACCAAAGAACGAGCGAGCGCCTTGGTGGAGGCACAGGTAGACGAGATGGTGAAGATGCTCGACTACGATCCAGCCGAGGCGCGACGCATCACCCTCGTCAACATCGGCTATTACACCGGTTATCTGGATTGCACGACCGCTGACAAAATCATGGAATTGTTCGAGACCGAGCACCCGGTTTTCGGACGGACCCACCCCACACCTACCGAGGCCTTCCGGCTCGGCATGGAACTAGGAGAACAAATGAGAAGGAGAACGATTGACTCGACCGAAAGCAAAAACTGAATCAGTGAAATGCCCGGACTGTGATGTAACTTACCCAACGCGCAAATGCCTGAGCAGCCATCGACGTGTAGTCCACGGCTATGTCTCTATGACGCCCAATGTCATTTACGCTAGAAAACTGAAAGCAGCGCCGAAACCCAAAGGTGGGGATTCGCTGCAATGCGATCAATGCACTTTCAGGGCCAAGACCAAACAGGCGCTCGTGTGGCATCGCATCGCCGAGCATCAACCACATGCGAATCTGAAATGTCCGCACTGTGACTTCACCGCGAAGTGGAAAGGCGGACTCACCCTCCACGTTTCGAAAGCACATCGCCTCGATGCCCCACCAGCCGAACCCGCACCCACCAACGGAAAACGCAAGTACACAAGGAGAGAGATTGACCAGCCAGCCCACGCCATCATCGTCAGCAGTCAAGCCAACGGCCTCGCCAGCCACGCCCAAGAAGGCCACCCTGTTACAGATGGTATCCCCGAAGGCACCCTCGCCCTTGCCCTTGGCCGGTTCCAAGAACTATGCCGCAGCATTGCGTTCGAACACGACCTTCCTCCGAGGATGTTTGCCGCCCGGCTCGCAGGGCTTATATACGCCGCGACGGTACGGTAATCATTTAGGGGTACCTTGCCAGTGTGTAACTTGTGGTGAGCGTCCACCCAAACACATCCCATCGTGGAATCGCTGGCGCTGGATGAACTTCCACCAGCTAGCTCGGCATAGAGTAGGAGGCCTATGAGCTTTACTTGCCCGAAGTGCCGAACCACTAGCCACCACCCGGAAGACGAGCGTCACGGCTATTGCGCCGTGTGTCATCAATTCACCGCCAGCCCACCCGGTAATCTCCCGAACGCAGGAGATACCCACGTCTTCGTCGATGGCATCGTTTCAGCCCGAGACAAACAGCCCTACGTGCGTATAGTTGTCAACGGCGAGAAGGCGCAACTCAGCATCGCCGAGGCCCACAAGATAGCGAACGACATCATCAAAATCGCAGCGCGAACGGAGGCCGATGCGATGGTGTTGAAATTCTTCGACCGTTCCGAATTTCCACCGGGAGCCGCCGCCGCGATCATGATGGACTTCCGTTATTTCAGACAAGAGTTAGATGATGAACCCGTTGAGCAAATGACTGTAGACCCTGACAGCGGAGAGAGTGTTAAATGAGCGATCACAGTTGGCAAGAGCCGAACAACGCCAAGGGTACGGACATCCTGATAAAGATTCTGGAACGCTTCGGGATGTATGGCGAACCGCTGGCGATGCTGGTGGTTTATACCGATGTCAACGGCGACGTGTGGATGAAAACCAATTGCGTGAACACCCACGCGCTAGGCCTCGCCGAGTACGCTAGTCACAACATCAAAGTGAGCGCATGGAGTGAGCACGATGACCCTAACACGCCGTAGCTTCATCGCCAGCCTCGTAGGTGCGCTTGCACCGCTGCCCGAGATGATCGAGACGGTTCCGATTGTTGCGTTCCATGAGAGACCCGCACAAGCCGTAGTGATGGACAAAAGGATTGCCTAATGGATGTCAGCGACATCGCCGCCGCCGCTCTTCGCAAGGATGGACGTGGCAAATGCAATTGCAGCCGGGGAACGAAGACCCGGAGGCCGAGCAAGACGTGTGCGAAGTGCAACGGGAGCGGGATGCTCACGGCCTGCCTAGACTGCGAGGGATCAGGATGGAACCAGAAAAAACAGACGAAGTGCGGGAAGTGCGAGGGCCATGGCTACACATCTCCTTTGAACCGCCATTCCAGCCAAGTTTTAGACGGCGAGACGTCCTCGCCTTCATCTCGGTTGGATTGACCATGGGCCTATCGTTCGCGAACATGGGTTACGTCCTGCTAGGCCAGAACCGCGCCGTGAGGTGGACTACGGGCGTGGTCATCGTCTGCGCGATAGGCCAATCGGCCTACTATGTCGGAGAGGTTGTGCGCCTGCGCCGGAAGCAAAAAGAGCTTATTAAAAACGTAAGAGCCTTTCCACCGGACATCGAAGAGATTTTCAAGGGAACCATCCAATGAACCAACTACGCGCCGACCTTCCCCCGCTGCCACACTTCATGCGAGGCCTGCCGGTTGACGAGCGCGGCTATCCGGTTCCGTGGTTTGTGCAGTGGATCGACGGGAAACCCGAGTTTCGCGCCATGGACCAACGCAAGTTTGTCAAGGCGATCAATGAGCGCCGATGTTGGACGTGTGGCAACGCGCTATTCCGCGAAGCCGTCTTCGTCATTGGGCCGATGTGCGCCGTGAACAGGGTATCGGGTGAGCCGCCGAACCATCGCGAGTGCGCCTTGTTCGCTGCTACGGCCTGCCCGTTTCTGAGTAAGCCGCAGATGGTCCGCAGGACCGACGGCCTGCCAGCCGAACGCGGGAAGCCTGCCGGAATTATGATCGAGCGCAATCCCGGCGTGACCGTGCTTTGGTACTCGCGCAACGGGTATCCCTTTGAGGTGCCGAACGGCGTTCTATTCAAGGTGGGAAAACCGTTCCGGGTGGAGTGGTACTGCCGGGGCCGAGTGGCGACGCGGGAAGAGATTTTGGGAGCCATCGAAAGTGGACTTCCTACCCTGCGTGACACTGCCCGAATCTATGACGGGCCGGAGGGTGAAAGGGAGTTGCAGCGTCAAGTGGAAATAGCCTTGAGGCTCGTTCCGAGGGCCAAGGTGGTGCGAATGGAGCCGAGCGGTTGCCCGATGAGCTAGACAAGGCCTTGGCACTACCGCCCAAGGCCTTGTCTATATTTCGATCGATCCGCTATTTTGGCTTTTTCCCCACCTTTCTCATCTCCCGTATCAGCATCACCACGCCGTAAACTCCAAAGACGCTCGCGATGATAAGGGCCGGAGTCATACCGTCCGGGTTCATTTTCCCCCCGGACCGCAGGCCGAACATTGAACGTTGGGCCTATCGAAACCACAGGTTGTACAGCGATCACGTTCCGACCATTCCACAAGCAAATGGCTTAACCAGCAGAAAAATCGTACAAGCACAGCAGAGCCCTACTTTCTTAGTTGTTGTCGTCAATTGCTTCGCTGGCGCTATCGGCTTCATCCGCAGCATCTTCAGCCGCAGCCTGCGCCGAGTCTGAATCATCGTCCGCTGCGTAGTCCGCAGCCTCGTGAGCGGCGTCGCTGGCGGCTTGTGCATGGTCCTGCGCTTCGCTTGCGGCGTCCTGTGCGGTCTGGACTTCGGTTTGCAAATCTTCTATCTCCGCGTTGAGCTTGTGATTTTTGCTATTGAGATTTAGCGCGACGAGCGCCAGAACGATGATGATTACGATTCTCACTCGGACTTCCTTTTCGGTGGATGAAGCGGAGAATAGGTGCGGCGATGGCGACCACAAAGAGGTACATGCCAGCGCCAAAAACAGAGGGGTAGAGGTACAACTTCCAAAGAAAAATCACTTCACCCGACAGCCTTCATAGTTCGCCCAGCCCATCGAGAGCGGGTGGACGACCTGCGACCGCTGCCCGTAGTTCGTACTGAGCCTCGCGGCGCTCTTCGATGCGGAGGATTATGTCCTCGGCATCCTCGCGAGCGTCTTCAAAGTTGAAACGCACTTCGGAGGGACCGCACCATGTGATGTGCTCGAAGAATTTGTCAGTTGCTTCAGCAAGGCGAGCAGTCACGTCGAGATAGGCACTCTGCGCTTTGTTCACGCGCTCGATGCCTTCAGGAGTTTGTAAGCCTGTAGGGATTAAAGTTTCTTCCGTCATTTTGCCTTCTTTCCGGGTATGTATTCGTTGAGTGCATTTGCGATCCGTTGCGCGAGCGTCTTTGATTCAGCGGTACACACCAGCCTGCTACGCCAATGGACCATTAAACCCTCGTAAGCGAACGGGTGAAGGGGGTGAGCAGGGAGAAGTAAAAACCCCCCCGCTCTCATGGCATCTTCGATAGTCGCGCCGTGACTAAGCTGCCGTGTGCGCGAGAAGATGTGAAAACCGGCCTTGCCGGGGAAGTGAACGATTGCAGGCGCGTGAACCTGATGCGCCCGTAGTATCTGCATCGCCTGGTGATATTCCATCATCCGTCCTTTCTTGGTGGTGCCACCTCCGACACATCCGCAGCAAACAACTCCATTGCTGCCGCGTAGCGTGGGTTATTTGAGTGGATGGTCTCATGCTGAAATTGCATGTCACCACGCATGATGGAGACGAAGTAGGTGCGGCCATCGTCGCCGTCTACGATGCGCGACTTGAGCGCATAGGTGAGCTTTTTAGGTGCGCCAAACGTGGTGCGAATAGCTCGCTCGCCTCTGCCGTTGCTCTCAATTTCAAACTTGGCAGTGACTCGCTTTGTGCCGCTCGGCCAGTCAGTGATGACTGCGACCGTGCGCGGATTGGTGTATTTCAGATCCATTCGAAAAATTCTTTCTGCCCGGATGCGCTCCGGGCCAGCGGCTATTCAACGGATACTTTGTTGGTTGCCAGATCGACATAGAGGCCACGATGCCGCGCAGCTTCGAGCGCGTGACCTTTGGTGCGGTAGAAGAGCGGGAACATGTGGAGCGATATAGGCGTAGCCGTGCGGATGTCATCGCCGAAGACGAACGCCCAAGCATTGTTTACAGGGAAAAAGCAGAGGTGCATTTTTGTCATCCTTTCGAGTGTGGGAGCGATGCTCCCGGTTTTAGTCAAGCTCGCCATACGCGGAGGTGATGCGCGACCCGCACTGTGAGCAATACAGGCTAACGTCTTCCCAATTGACCGCTACCCCCACAAGTGTCCATCCGTAACGCGCATCGCTAAACGTGGCCTCAAGCACCTGCCAAATTTCCTTGTTGACGCAGCATGGACAAAGCGCCTCACCGTCACACATGAGGTAAAACAGCGGATACCCTCCGGGCCATGCCCACGCGGGAAAGGTGCCATCCTTGGAGTTGATTAGGTCGATAAAGTTGTGCGACATCATAGAGTCCTTTCGAGTGTTGGAGCGCTGCCCCATGGGAAGAAATTGGTGGGAGCGTAGTCACTCCCACCGTTGCACCTATGCTGCGTTGCGAGCGCCTTTCAAACGGGCCATCGATTCGGCCAACTGCCACAAGGCGCGGTTAAGTTTTACGTCTTGGTCGATACCCTTCACCTCACGAGTCGTCACGCGGCGACGCTGCCCGTCTTCGATGCGGACCGCCGACAATCCGCCACGTATGACGTTTTCTTGAACTACGTTCATCGTGCGGTAAAGGTCAGGCGCTGGACGCGACCACGAGCGCCCATCGTCTGCGCGGTCCGCCATGCGACGCGGCGCGAGCAACATCTCTGCGGTTATGGGTGTGTCAGTCTTCCCGTCCGCATCGGCGAAACGGAGCGTATGCGCTGCCTCTGCAAACGCTACTTGCTCCCCAGCGCTAAGGCGTAGTTGCTGCCATGCGTCGATGGTGCCGAGCGCCTTTTGTGACTGCCCGATAATCTCGAAGCTACCCTCAATTACGCGATCAACAATGTTGCCTTTGTGGGGTACGCTCAACTCACCAAACTTTTCATCATAGGTGATAAGTCCGTTCGTGCAGATCATTCGGAAGATGCCTGCGAGCAACTTATAGGCGCTTGTCCCATCGTGTGAGTTGATAAGGACAACTTCGGGGATATTGCCGTTAGCGTTTGCGACCGCATCCGCGTGGCGAAAGCGAATCATGTGTTTGGTAAACTCAGACTTCCCCTCGATGCGTGACCGCGACTGTACCGCCTTGAACGGGGTAAAACCCTGAGCAGTCAAACCGGCGATTACTTCGGATGTGGGAATGTAGGTGTAGCGAGCAGAACGGGAGATGTGAGGCGCGGTAGCAAATGCGGAGGGTACATAGTGGCGAAGAGCATCAACGGTGAGAGCATTGGCGAATGTGGAGTTAAAACGAGTCATCGGTATAGCCTTTCGAGTGTCGGACCTGCGGCCCATGGTTTGATGAAGCATGAATCTACATACAACTATAACACACTAAGCAAACTTGGATACAAAGTAGATAGAAAATAAATATGCTAACCGGGCCAATGTATAAGCTCATAAAACTCAGTAATAGCAGGGGTTTCACCGCCGTAGATGTCTCGGACTTCGAGTGGCTATCGCACTTCAAATGGTCTGCAAGGGTAGCAACAAACGGGCAAACATACGCCTATACGATGCTCCGCAATGGGCCAGAGTCGATGCAGAGACTAATTCTCGGCGCGGTAGATCACAGGATACGCAGGGGCCATCCATGTGAAAGTTGTAGGCGGGAGTTGAAAGGCGACCATCGAAACGGCTATACGCTTGACAATAGGAGATGCAACATCAGGGTTTTGTCAAGCTATCGCAACAGAAAGAATGTATATCCGTATGAATCAATAAGCACAAGTGAGTGCGATATGTCAAACGCATGGGATGTACTTAGCGACAAAGTATAATCACAACGCCCCAGAACTGTCAAACATATAATCAAAAAAGTTGTACCACACACCACGTAGAAAGTCAATAGGATTCCCCTAAAAAAAGTTGAGGGGTGGGGAGGGTACCCCCTTGACAGGCTTACCACGAAAATGTTAAATTT